CTACCCCAATAAGGACAAGGCTTTGAGCGCCACAGACGCTTGCGCATCGCGTTGACTCTTCAGCAGGTGGCTATATGTGACCAGCGTGATTTGCACGTTGCTATGGCCTAGCCGCTTGCTGATATAAAAAATGTCGGTGCCCTGGCTGATGAGATAGCTAACGTGCGTGTGACGTAAGCCGTGGAAGGTGATGCGATCATCTTCGGGGATGTCAGCAGCCTCTTGGATTTTGTTCAGCGCCTTATTGCAAGCAGTGCCAGTTAACACCTGACCCATTTTGCTGAAGAATACGCAGTCCTTGTTGTTCCTCACACCGCTCATCATTAGCCATTGTGCCTGTTGTTTATGAATTTTCTGTAAAACTGTGATGACTTTTGGCAGAACTTCGACCGTTCGCATACTGCTAGGGGTTTTGGTCGGCTTAAACGTGTGTTCACGTTCGTCCCACGACTTGTTGACGGTAATCGTATTGTTTACCTCATCAATGTTGTCCCAGGTTAGTCCCATGACCTCAGCAATACGCATTCCGGTCTGCGCACCTACATACACCGCTGCTGAAGACAGACGGTCAAAGTTGGCACGAGTGGCAGCAATCTCAGTTACATCAGCGAACTGATTTAACTGAAGGTACTTTTCGGCCTCAGTTTTTGTGTTGCTGCTGTTGCCAGTCATTTCGACGCCAAAGGTAAAATCTGAGTGTATTGTTTGCTCATTAATGGCTGTCCGTACCATCGCCCGCACGTATCCGTTAACCTTGGTGACAGTCACTCGCGCGTGCGTTGCACCGTATTCATTGATGAATGTCTGCCAAAGTGTCGGAGTTACGTCCCCAAGTGAAGTGTCATTGAAGAACGCAGCTAGCGTATTTTCAATGTTTACGTAGAAGCTTTCAGTAATAGCGGCGCGCTTGCCAAGTTTATAGGTTCTGTACCAGTCATGCCAGTATGTGACCAGCCTAGTATCTCGCTTGCCAAGGTCAGTGCCTTTAACTAGATCACTTTCAATTAGTGTAGCTTCCGCAGCAGCTGCTGACTTGGTGCGGAAACCACTCTTTGATTTGGTGCGCCGGATACCTTCGCGGTCGTACCAGCGCACGCGGTAGCGCCACAGGCCGTTACGTTTATCAAATGTTGCCATATATATTCCTCCCATTTTCTGTGTGATTGCTGTAAAATGGGGTATGCAAAGAGCGTGCGCCCAAAGCGTACCTTTTCTTTTAGCTCATCCCAGGTCTGCCAGGACTTTGTGAGGATGAGCTTTTTTATTTACGCTTTTCCTGCTGCATCTTCTTAACCTGTTTGTCAAAGTCGGAATTTATTACCTGCGTTTTGTTGAATTCTTCATACTCAATTCCGGCCTTCTGCTTTGCTGTTTGCATGGACACTGATCCATGGTCAGGAAGTACGTCATACTCGCGGAATGTCAAAAAGCGGTCAACGCTATCTGCTAGTTCTTGCATGGTAAATGTGTTTCGACGTGCAATCAAATCCTCGATGTAATCAAAGTAACTTGAGACATTGCGTTCCAGTGATTTGATTTCATTCTGTGAGAGATAGTTTTTAGCAATTCCGGTATCGCTCTTGAGAATGCGACCGTCTGGGGCATTCTTCCAAGTGGTCAGCCCCATGTGTGGCTTGGCACGGTCAGCGTGGTTGTAGATGATTTCAGCAGCTGTTTGATTGGTGATGGCGTAGTGAAACTTGTTCTGTACAGTTGCATAGAATTGCTGGGTTATGGGGCTGTCCTTGTTGTAGTCGGTGCTAATCTCTGCAAAAATGTCTGTGATTTTTTGCCAGATACGCCGTTCACTAGCGCGGATGGACCGAACACGTTCAAGCAGCTCGTCAAAATAGTCTTTGCCAAGTAGGTTGGAACCTTGCTTTAACCGTTCATCGTCAATTGCGAAGCCTTTGATCATGTATTCTTTTAAGGTAGAGGTGGCCCATTGACGGAACCGTGTTGCTTTTAATGAGTTAACCCGGTACCCAACGGAAATAATCGCATCTAAATTGTAAAATGTTGTTTTCCGTTTCACTTGACGATTACCTTCATTTTGAACTATTTCCAATTTGGAAACAGTTGAAGATTCATCTAGCTCGTTGGTCTCGTAGATATTTTTAAGATGCTTGCTGACGTTTGGAATGTTGACGCCGAACAGCTGTGATATAGACTTTTGAGTTGCCCAGATGGTTTCGCCCTGAATTAGGACGTCAATGCTCACTTTTTCGTCATTTGTTTCATACACGAGAAACTTAGAGGCTTCGTTCATTGGAAACAGTTCCTTTCTTTACGAGTGAATGCCTAGTAGTTCAGGTCGTCATCCCTACCAAGAATGTGTGCTTTGAGCTGATTGAATTCCTCCTGAGTGATGGCACCATCATCAAGCAGTTGTTTGTACCGTTGAATCTGGTCCGCTTTGGAGCCCTCAATCTCGCGTTGGTGGGCTTCGTCTTTTTCTTGTTGCTCTATGGCTGCTTGACGCTGGTCCGCTTCCTGCTGTTGCTTGTGGTAGTAGTACCAGACACCGCCAGCAATGAAGATAACGGCGGCGACAAGATACCAGTACTGAATCACGAGACCGACAATGAGGAGTACGGCAATTAAACCGCCGCAGCCTAATCCTGACCTTCGTTGCATGTTGGTTCCTCCTATCTATTCTGCAAATTATGACACTGATTTTACAGCACTACGACGCCCTGGACACTGAATTCGTCATCTTCGTTTATGCAGATGGGATCATACTTACTGTTGAGCGAAATGAGACGAACACCGCCATCAAGGTCAATCTTCTTAACGTATGCTTCTTCATTCAGAACAGCAATTACAATCTGACCGCTATGGATGTCATCACCGGTGGACTCACGGACAAAGATGATTTGACCATTCTCAAACATTGGTTCCATCGAGTCACCGTTAACGCGAACGGCAAAGTCGTGTTCTGGTACTGGGCCGTTGTAACTGACGGTCTCTTTGTAATCATCGCCGGTCAGGTACTCACCGGTACCGGCAGACACGCAGCCATAGACCTCAACGGATTCGTGCACCTCTGGCGTAGGGAATGTAACGACCTTACCGTTTTGTTCATCTAGCTGGCCTTGGGCATAGGTGACGACCTTGCGCTGACGAGATGATTCAAGATTGTTCATAATATCAGTGACTGTATCAATCGCAGGTATCTGTGAAAAATCGGGATTGTCAAGCATTTGGGAAACCGGCACGTTGAAAAGGGCACTGAGATTCTGGATCATACCCATACGTGGTGTTTTTAACCCAGTTTCCCAATTTGAAACTGATTGTTTAGAAACACCAAGACGGTCCGCTAGTTGTGCTTGAGTCCAACCCATCTTAGACCGGAAAAACAATATTTGTTTTTGGACGTTTTTGTTAGTGCTCATTTCGTGCCTCCTATATATTGCTTACTGTTTTAGTATAACGCCAAGTTAAGCCAAGTCAACCGCAAGTTAGAAAAAGTTTGCAAAAGCGGTTGACTATAACTTTTGGTTGACTTATCATCAAGGCATAAAGAAAGAAGGCGAAAGAATGCACGCAACAATCAAGATTAGTTTAGAAGCAGCACGTGTTAACGCACGAATGACGCAGCCAGAAGTTGCGTCCAAGTTAACTAACCAATTTGGATTCAAGGTTGCACGCCAACGAGTTGCAGGATTTGAAAAGCGGCCTGACAACGTACCGCCAGCATTTGCAAAAGCACTTTCGGACATCTATTCCATACCACTGGATTACCTGTCTTTTAATTTGCCGGTTGGTCAACCGTAAGTTATACGTGTAGCAACGGAAGGAGGTGACGGGGATGGAGCATCCAAAAAAGGTTCAGACACAAGAGAACGTGGCTGCCGTAACCAATATGGTGATAGACCTTCTCAAACAAAAAGGCTTCACCTTAAGCAACTTTGATGAAGTTACTGAACAGGTGAAGTCGTTTTACGAAGACAATGCAGTTATTTAGACCATGTGTAGCGATACTGTTCGCCAGACCCATTGTCAACAATTAGATACCAGCGGCCGGCACCGTTGACAGTAATCGTGACAGGTGTGTGGCTGTAATTTCCTCCGTAGTACCGGAAATTTTTACCACGTTTTCTGGCGTTGAAATTAACTTGATCAACCAAGTAAACATCAGCGACATGTTGCAGTTCGACTTTGACAGACAACTGTCCGCCAGGATTGTCGTAATAAGGAACACCCATGCAATCACCTCCTTTCGCGGTAATTATACCGCCAGGGAATGATGAGGCATAGCCTGCAACGGAAGGAGGTGAACGGGGATTGCTCAACAAGGACGAAGAAAAACGCCTCGATGAAAAAATCGACGCGTCAAACAAGAAGATTATTGAGGACTACTTTACGCCAATTATGGTGAGTTTTTTCACCTCATTGGTAGTTTCAATCTTAATTGCGCTCATTAGGATAGTAAGCTGATCAGCCAAGTCACCCCGGTAGTAAGCAGTGTGGTTGCAACGGACACACAGATGGGAACGATTATGCTGCGGTACCAGAAGCGTCGGTTATCTTCCTTCCGTTTATCAAAGTAGTGCAGCCCCTCATTGGTTAACCAGACAGTAAATAAATCTTTTCCAGTGCCATTGTAGTTGGCACGCTTAACATAATTCGAGATTAGCTTCTGCCCCATTAGGTCTCTGAGCCAGTACGTGTAATCACGTTCGAAGTACTCTGACATGTCTCGTTGTAACGGGTTGTGCTCAGAATTGGGTGGGCAGGAGAGAATTAGCTTCAACATTGCTTGGTAGTTTTTCATATCCACTACTTCCTTTCGTGGTAATTGTACTGCTGAGGAAGAAAACAGCATAGGCGCACCCAGCGGAAGGAGGTGACCGAGATGGATAAAATATACGAAGCCCAGCAATGGGAACTCACTGGTGAACGCCGGATGGCAAACAAGATTCGCGACATGCTCACCAAAGAGATAGACCCATACATGCAGCGTATTTTGGCGGACAACACGCTGAGCAAGGAAGAAATTACTCATGTGTCGCAGCTCTTTGACCTTCAGAAGGAAGTAACCGCGATGGTGGAAGAACTCGACTAAAACGCTGCGTAGTCTGGCGGCAGCGGAAGGAGGTGAACGGGATGCTCGAAATATCAAAAGCCACCCAGACGTTTCTAGGTGGTGAAGGTGAACGTATTCGACTGATTAGAACTGGTGGCGAAGGTTTAATTCTACCGAAACGTTATGTGGTGCAAGCAACGTCTGTTGAGGATTTAGCAAAGCAACAATTGGCGTTTTGTCTTAACTGCAGCAAGGTTGTGCTTGACGCGAACTATTGTGGTAACTGTGGTTCTAAGCTCCCCTTGATAAGGAAATAATCAGCTTTGCGCAGGCCATGACGGTCGGAATGAGTGCTGAAGAGGTACATCAACTACGAATCAGCATGGCAACGGACTTAATGATGTCACTGACCACTGAGACACGTGGCGTATTGCTAGACCTAGTGAGTGCCATAGATGGCTTGTATAAGCTGAAGCTCAGCGAGGAAGAAGGTGAGAATGATGGATGCACTGACAATTGAAGAGAAAGCTCAGAAGTGGGACCAGCTGATGGCTCTGTTTGGTCCGTCTCTTGCGGCTATGATTAAGCCCCAGACACAGACCGTTGAGCGTCCTCAGACGATGAACCTTACTGATGCACAGCGCTACTACGGCAAGTCGTATGAATGGTTCGTAGGCCGTGCTGGAACGCGCACGAGAAAAGGCCGTGAAGGCTTCTTGAATCACTACCGTAAAGACCTTGAAGATTGGGCAGTTGGGTATCCTGCTGAAGGTCGGAACGGTTACGTGATTTACACCGAGCATTTCTCAGAGTTCATGGAACAGCACGGAACAGAACGATTTTAGGAGGTAGTAAAATGTTTCAGCTTATTATGACCCATCGGCCCACAGCAGCATTGGTGCTGGTGGCGTTCTTCGTGGGGATGTCAGTCAATGACATTGCTAACAACGGTTGGCATGGGTGGCTGGAACACTTGGGCCTAGACAAGTAGAGGGGGTGTAACACGTGCGCTTAATCATTGACGGTACAGCTGATGAGATACAAAAAGTGCTCCAAGCCATTAAGGGTGACCAGGAGCATCAGGATTTGACTACTCGTCTAGTTTTTCAAGCAAAAGCTTTGTACGAAGCTGTACAAGCAACACCTCACAGGAAGAAGTGAAGAAGATGAATAAGTTAGTCATGATGCACGACCGGCAGGCGGTCACATCCAGCCTGCAAGTAGCCGAAACGTTCGGTAAGCAACACTACCACGTAATGGAAGCAATTCAAGACCTATTGAGTAGCCCCGAAAATTCGGGTGTACTCGAAAACGCCTTTGCAGTTGGCACCTACATCGCAGGTAATGGCAAGACCAACCCAATGTACTACATGAACCACGATGGTTTTACGCTGCTGGCGATGGGCTTCACTGGAGCTAAGGCACTTCAGTTTAAGCTTAAATACATCAGTGCGTTCAATGCGATGGAACGGCAGATAGCTCTTGGAGTGCCACAGACTTTGCCAGAGGCGTTACGTTTGGCTGCTGACCAGGCTGAACAGATTGAGCAGCAAAAGCAGACCATCGCCATTCAAGCGCCCAAGGCATTGTTCGCGGATGCTGTAGCAACGAGTCAGACAACGATTTTGATTGGTGACCTGGCTAAGGTCCTTAAACAAGGCGGTGTAGACATTGGTGCAGGTCGATTATTCAACTGGTTACGGTCGAAGGGGTATCTGATTCGGCGTAATGGTACTGATCACAATATGCCAACACAGAAGTCGATGAATTTGGGCCTGTTTGAAGTCAAGGAGACGGCGGTTAGTCACTCAGATGGACACGTGACCGTGAACAAGACGCCTAAGGTTACAGGTAAGGGCCAACAGTACTTCATAAATTTGTTTCTCAAAGAGGGAGTAAACCAACATGAACAATAAGTTAAGCCCACAGGAGATTGTTTTTAACGCAGCTGCTGAGTTTGCCTGGGCCAGTCGAGAGGCGCTCAAAGATTACCTACGCCGTCGCGGAATAGCAGCCACTGTACAGGTCGAGCAGGAGTTCCCAGACGATGAGGAATGCTCGCTAATAATTCGCATGATCACCACCAAGGGAAAGCGGGATGAACTCGATGATGAAATCACCGAACGTTTCGATTTTGGCGCGTAAAACTGCATAAAAAAAGTCATTGACCAAAAGGGCCAACGACTGCGATGTATCTCTGACAAGACCATCGTAGTTTATTATCCTCTCGCGGTCAACGGCTATTTTTTAGACCTGAATCAGGCCTTTGGATGCTTGTTATAGGTATTAAGATTCTGACTGTAATGTGAGGGGAGGTTACCAAGATGAAGTATGTGCGGGAAAAGCGGGTCACTGTTGGTGAAGGATATGCAGAAGTAGACATCTTTGCCAGAGACACTGCGCAGGACGAACCTATCCGTCGAGGAAGCCGTAAACGCAAGCACAAAGTCACCTCTCCTAAGCAGGCCAACCTGAATGAGAAAAACGCCAAGCGCTATATCGTACAACTTGCTAACGGAAACTTCACTGAGGACGACCTCTTTGTCACCCTCACATACAATGACAAACACCTACCCAAGACAATCGAAGAAGCTGAGCACCATGTGACCCTCTTTCTTCGCCGCGTGAAGGCCAAGCGGAAGAAGCTAGGGCTAGAACCTTTGAAGTATATTCTGGTCACTGAGTATGTGTTGAACGAAGACGATTCGATTAAGGTGCGCCCTCACCACCATTTGCTCATGAACAGCATGAACCGCGATTTGATTGAGAGCCTTTGGAAGGAAAAACGCCAAAAATTGGGTAAGCCAGACGCACAACGCATCGACCCTGATTTGGATAAGCTACACAACGGTATTGAAGGCCTTGCTCGGTACATGACCAAGAATCCTAAGGGTAAAAAGCGTTGGAGCTCAAGTCGTAACTTGAAGCGCCCCGTTGAAACGAAAAACGACCACAAATATAGCCGGAAACGGGTGCGAGCGGCTGCTGAAGACCCAGCCAATGGATTTACGTATTTTGAGGGGATGTATCCAGATTGGGAGATAGCATCAATCAACTATGAATTAAATCAGCTAACGGGTGAGTGGACGGCGTATCTGAAAATGTGGCGTCGACATCAGTCCGTTCAGCAATAGAGGCGAATTTTATGGAAATTATTTTTGATGATGGAGACTGGCTTGATGTGGACCGGGACATGACGGGCACAGTCACCATCGTAGTGAATGACACAGTGAAGGCGAATCTTGGGCACATTGATTTGGACCAGATGCTGCTCCCAGTTATCAACGGGATTGTGGACCGCCTGGACCTCGGTGTGGTTGTCCCAACGGGGGATGCCTACTGCCGTCAGTGTGGGCACTGTCATCGAGAGCAACTGCAACCAGCCGTGTGGTCATGCCCTGATTGCGACCGCGTCACGGATGAATTAGGCGAGGAAGTGATTGTATGACGAAGTGGTGGGCGGTAGGTAAGGAAACTGGCCGGGTGTATGTCCGTGGGCACAGTCATGCCGACATCAGCCGTTGGATTAACAACAAAATGTGGGAAAAGCCAGTATGGACCAGAGGACACAGTGGCGGTATCAGTCCCATATTTGAGGAACCATTAATTATCGAGCGAATTGGGAAGCAAAGAACGCATTAACCGGAAAAGGAGAACAATCATGGCAAAAATCAACGCATTAGAAATCAGTCGCATTGCGAACGGTGCAATTCAGGAACGGTTGGACCGTGAGCTACTAAAGGTGGCGGCAAACATTATGGATCCAAATACAGACCAGACCAAGCCACGTAAGCTCCAACTCAACCTGGTATTAACACCAAATAAGGATGGCGAAACTGTGTCTCTTGAAGTTGGCATCAAGAAAACACTTGTTGAGGCAGACGTCATTCCGGCAACGCTGCTCGTTGGTCGGGATATGACCGGACATGTGTCTATGCGCGAGTTAAAATCATCTGCGCCTGGTCAGGAGTACATTGATCCCGATGATGGTGTCTTAAAGCATGATGATGGGGAGCCCGTTACCGATGATGGAAGTAGTGCCGGTGTAATTGACTTCAACAAAAACAAGAAAGAGGCAAACTAATGACTGAATACAGCAAAGAAGCACTTCAATTTGTCGCAGAACAAGCCGTGACGGCAAACGATGGTCGTGTCGTACACGACAGCATCAACCGCACCACGTTCCTCGTTAACGAGGATGGCAACGTCAAGGAATACCGTCCAAACAACGGAGCTGAAGAGGCACTTCGAGTTCACACTCTCAACGCTATCTGTGATTACATTCTGAACACCAAGGAACGTGCCGATGACAAGCTCATCATCGAGGTCAAGGACGAAGATACAGTTAAGGTTTACGGCGAACTTGATTCATTCGGGAACCGTGAAGTCCTGCTACAATCCGACGCGCTTCACCCAGACTTTCCATTCGACCGGTTCATGTCGCCTGATGACTTTAACATTCGGGTGCTGTCAATGTTCTATGGCGAACAGGTCAATGCCAACGGTGAAAACATCGACGACAACAAGGCTCTGCTGCTAAAGGTTGTTGGCAATCTCAAGCAGGACAACTCGATTGAGACCAAGGACGACGGCGTATCGCAAACGGCGACCGTAAAGACTGGCCCCGCAAGTGTCGCAACGGCAGTTCTACCTTCACCAATCAAGCTGACCCCTTACCGGACGTTCCCAGAGATTGACCAGCCATCATCAAACTTCATCTTCCGGCTCAAGGATGGCCCGATGGCGGCGTTGTTTGAGGGTGATGGTGGTGCATGGCGTAATGAGGCAATTGCCAACATTGCACAGTACCTAACCGATAAGCTGGATTCACAGCTAGACCGTTTAACCATCCTGGCATAAGGAGTAATCAAATGGCAAAAAAGCAAAAGATTCAGCAACCCAAGCCCAACCGGCAAGAGTGGAAGATTACCTACGTCGAGAACCGACCCGAAAAGCACCAAATTGTCATCAGCTTGCCCCTTTATGAGGAACCACATCTAGATGACAACAACTGGCTTCAGGTGAACGGGCATTACAGCATCAACGCGGCGAATATTCACAACATTCGCATCAGTAAGCAAGGTCATGCCTATCATGATGCTTACTACGACGCCAAAGAGCTAAAGGAGGCAAACCATGCGAATTAAAGTACCAGGTTACATGCCACTTGGCGGATACGGCCAGATGTATTACGCCATCAACAAGAGAGGCGAACTTGCTCTCATTGGGGATGAAGCTCCCGCTCACATCTTCAAACAGTATCGTCTTGACTTAACCGAGGCCGAAATTAAGCAGCACAAGCTTACACTTCTTGCCGCTTCCTTATCGGATGATGAGGTTCGCGGGGCATTTCATGACTAATCCGGCTCGACATCACCTGAAGTGCCTCCCAGTGTATTTTGATGCCGCCATTCACGGCTTAAAGAGCTTTGAAATACGCTGCAATGACAGGCAATACCGAACTGGTGATTACGTCTATCTGGAAGAATTCGACGTCTCAACGGGGATGTACACTGGCCGGCAAACTGTTGGGTACATCACGTTCATCACAGATTATATGCAGCATGACGGGTACGTGGTGCTTGGGATTGAGTATGGAGATGGAACACATGATGCTTAACTTTGAAATAATGCTTAGTGGCCTGGTCTTCACTTTTGAACATCGAAGACTTTATAAGGTTATTCGGCCATATATTGGATGCGAACAAACTGTTGGTATCCTGATTCAGGAAGGCAACCGTTATGCGTACTTTGACTACCGTTCACGAGAGCGAAGGTCACTAGGTTCTCAGGTGGTCACACTGGATGCAGCACAGAGTGAGGTGCAACACGTGGTTAAGACTGTTGAAGATAATCTAAGAATGCTAAAGATGGTGAAATCATGAGTGAACTAGATGTGAAAACAGTTAATGAATTGATTGGTGTCGAAGAGTCATATCAGGCGCCTGATCAACTGATGAAAATTCTGTTTAAACGGGGGAAACGTGAAGAATTGTTTGCCAAGTTTGTTGACCTTCGACTCGGGTTTGAAACTGACTGGTTCCGTGATTATTTCCAGCAGGTGCAGGCTGACCGTAAAGAGAAAAAGCAAGACTTTACGCCACAGTCGATTGTGAACACGTTGACTAGGTTAGTTAAGCCGACGGAAAACTATTTTGAGACGGCCGCCGGGACTGGAGGCATCCTGGTCACGCGCTGGTGGCAGGACTGCTTGCAGTCTTTACCGTGGGATTACCTACCAAGTAGTCATTTCTACCAAGCAGAGGAACTTAGCGCTGCAGCAATTCCGTTCTTACTTTTCAATTGCGCAATTCGCGGTATGAATGCTGTTGTTGTCAACGGTGATGCACTGTCGCGCGAGGTGCGTCAGGTATATTTCATTCAAAATGACAGAAACCGGGCATTCGACTTCAGCAGCATTAATGTTATGCCACATTCGGCGGAGGTTACCAAAGAATTTGAAGTCAAAAAGTGGGTAGAACCAGAGCGAGATTACATCGAGTCTGAATCACTTTCAGAGCTGGTGCAGAATGCTGTCAATCTTATTAAGGTGGTGAGGTAATGCTGTTCGCAAATTATTTTGAGCAATGGGCGAAAACTTACAAAAAAGGTACCGTGCGTCCCGTTACTTGGCAGAAGTATGAAATTGCAATGAAGCATCTTTATGAAATTGCGCCAGATATAGAGGTTGCTGATATTGACCGCGCAGCATATCAGAACCTAATCAACGAGTTTGCTAAGGACCATCAGCATGTTACCTGTATGGGTATGCACCACATGTGGCACGCGGCCCTGCTTGATGCGTTAGATGAGGGATTAATCACCCATGATCCAGGTAGGCGCATTAAGATTGTTGGGGTTCAGCCAGAGCGAACCACCAAGAAGTTTCTTGAGGCTGACGAAGCAAAGTTACTGATTGGTGATTTAGTTACCAAAGGGACACTAAGCTGGGATTATTTCATACTGCTGGTTCTTAACACTGGTCTACGTTTTGCCGAGGCGTTGGGCTTAACGCCTGAGGATTTTGATTTCGAGCAGTTGACGGTGCGAGTGGATCATACGTGGGATTACAAGGCGAAGTCAGGCAAAATGCTAGACAAGTTTATTCCCACAAAGAACACATTCTCTGTGCGCACCATATCACTTGATTTGAAGACGGCTTTTAAACTAAGACCCGTGATTGAGGGTATTCCTGAGGGGATGCCAATATGGCCTTACTGGTATGGAAAATTAAAGGGTACCGGTGATGATGTCAGAATCTTCAATTCGACAATCAACTACGTACTAGCGCAGCATTGTGAAAACTCAGGGGTTCCAGTTATACATGTGCATGGCTTGCGACACACACATGCATCTCTGTTAATCGCCAATGGTGTCAGCATTCAGGCTGTGGCTAAACGTCTAGGACATGCCAATACTACGACCACACAGAAAGTTTATATTCACCTGCTGAAAGAGGCAGAGCAGCAAGCAAATGAGAAAATCTCAAGTGTTCTGGTTAATATGTAAACGAGAGGAGTACTGCTATGGGATTGCACAACACTTTGGACGATCTGAATAATCACCTTTTTGCGGAACTTGAGCGATTGGGTGATGAGGATTTAACCGGTGACGCTTTGGAAAGCGAACTTAAACGAGCCGACGCCATCTCTAAAGTTGGCGGAAATGTGATTGAAAATGCTTCATTGGTGCTAAAGGCACACCTCGCGTTTGACGATAATATGAGTGCCGATGTTGCCAAGCGTCCTCGCCTTTTACTAGGGGATGCCGACGATGGGAAATAGTGCATTTACTAAAGAACAGCGTGACATACTGACAGCGTATATTCCGGGTCACCATATGAACGAAATCCAACAGTTCATTCAAGAACAATTCAGAGTTACGTACAGCCTGAAACAGGTGGGTGCATATTGTCAAAATCACAAAGTGCGCACAGGTTTCAGTGGGCAATTTGGTAAGGAGCGGAGCCCAGTACCATATAGCCCGTTTAAACCGGGAAAACACATAAGCCCAGCAACTGAATTCAAAAAAGGGCAGGCGTCAATTAAAACACTACCGATTGGCACTAGGAGAGATAAAAAGGATGGTGTCACTTGGGTTAAAGTCTCGAACGTAGGCTCACACCGGTGGCGTATGGAAAAAACACTCGTTTGGGAAAAGGCTAATGGACCAATACCTGATGGTGCAGTAATTAAGTTGATTGATGGGAATCCAAAGAATATAGCACCCGATAATCTGATGTTGATGACAAAGGCAGAGGTGTTGAGATACAACAGACGAGGCTTTAATACCACAAACCAAACGATTAACAGAGCGGCATTAAACCTAGCCAAGCTTGATGTACGAGCGATTAACGCTAAGAAGCAGAACGATAGCGAATAATTAGGAGGCAGCGCGATGACAAAGCAACGCGGTAGGTTTGAATGGCTATTGGAGTACCGCGACTTGGTCGACGAAATCTCCTGGTCAAAGTGGGAAATCAGGAAAGTTAAGTCACACATCGAGCGAGAATCCACGGGAGACCTTTCACGCGTCGCTCATAATCAGGGCTCCAAGAGCTCCAAACTGGAGGAATCCCTGATCTATTGGCAGCAACAGTTAGAATCGCAGGAGCAACTTAAGCATGATTTGCTGAAGATGATAGATGACTTCAACGGTTATGAAGCTCGCATTTTGAGGCTGAAGTACATTGATGGTCTAACGCTAGAAGAAATAGCCGATAAGCTTGGCTACTCAGTGGAAACCATCAGACAGAAGCATGCAGAGCTGCACAGACGATTGGACTTCCTCGACACTATTAATCAAGTGCCGCTGGAGTTGGGCAACCGTTTTGACTACCACACACTGAAGGACCACGAAGCAGAACACCTTGGAGACAGTTTTTACAAGTGATGTACATTTTATATGTACATATAGAATGAATGGAAGCCTTCAATAATCAGGGATATGCTGTTAACATACCGGAAATGCAGAACCGGTATAGCGCTGATGACTTTGCCACGAAAACTCTCCTAGTCGGAAGGTTGTTGAAGGAAGTCAAGTGCCGCGATGCGGAACCTACAAAAGGGGCAGGTTCAATTCCTGCACGCGGTATTAGTCGTTGTCACGGCTAAACAATACACGATATCATCCTTAAGTTCTGGACACTGCGTCTGGAACTTTTGTGCTTTGAAAGGAGCCAATATTATGCATGCAGATAAGGCACTGAAACATGCGTTCAAGCTGAATCAGACGATGGCGAAGTATGGCACAAAGACAGACGTAAAAATCACAACAGACCTACTTGGAGAGGTGATTAAACTTGTTGATGAAAATGTTATGCTGCATCAGCAATTGTCGTATACTGAGGCTAAAACGAAGTAGAGGCGGTAAACGATGTCAGTATTAACGGATGTGTCCAATACAGTAAAGACAATTACCGAAATTGCCAATAGGATTAAAAGCTATGAGCTTAATCAAGAGATTAATAAGCTCAACGCAACTCTCCTAGACCTGATTGCCGAAAACGCAAGGCTTAAGGCCGAACTTGAAGAAGCAAAGAAAACAAACGACTTTGCTGATCATATTGTCTTAAAAGATGGCATGTACTGGCGAGAGGGAGAAGATATTCCGTACTGTGCAAGGTGTTGGGACAGCGAACACAAGCAGATTCATATGCAGAAGAGTTTGTATGTGGGTTATGTTTGCCCAGAAGAAGCGTATAGAGATAAACTAAAACGTTAAAAGTAGAAGGTGGACAGCCAAACGCTCACGGTCACGTGCAGTGGTCGCACGAAACGGTTGTCTAAAGCGAGCTTGCCGAGTGCCATCTATCGGATGACACCGGTGGCAACTCGACGTCGGAGCTGGATAACCTCACCCGACACTGCACCGGGAGACGCAGCCGTTATACTGTGAGCGTTGGCGTGAGTGGCGCGGTATTCACTCGGCGGTCCACGGCCTTACAGTGGTTACATACCTGGTCACAGCGGGTCGCTCCCGCAGTTAACTAGCTGGGGTCGCGCCCGGCGAAAAGTCTCAGAGGAACTGGTGGCTCGTCCTCTGTACATAGCAAGCCGTCAGAGTTGACGGCTATTTTAGTACACTTAGAACGGCAAAAGGTGGTGAGGATGTGACAAGAGTGAGGATGTGTCGTAAGCCTGGCTGTACATACACGATACCGTATAATCAGACTAATCCGTATTGTAGTGAACATGCGAAGTTGTACAACCAGGAACCAATTGGTAAGCGACCTAGGAAGCAGAGCTACTATAATCAGTACAAGCGAGACAAGAAAGCTAACGCATTTTACCAGTCCAAAGCATGGGAACACACAGCGGCCGAGAGTAAAGCGCGAGCCTACTACACATGTGCTGTATGTGAACACACATATGATAAGCCTGGATACCTGATTACTGATCACATTACGCCACTACGAGTGGATAAACGCAGACGGCTCGACCGTGAGAATCTATGGGTGTTGTGTAAGGCATGCCACTATTGGAAAACGCAGCTGGAGAACCAAATTTACACGTCTCAATCACTGGTGGATAACCTGGATGTTTCGCACAAATGGACGCGTCAGAAAATAACGGCATGGATTCTTCGTCGCCGAAAAAAATAGGCCCCCCCGTGGGTCGGCAGAGGGAAGCTCACACAGCAACTGTCCATTTGTCGCGAATCCAATTTTTTGAGAATTTCGAGTTTTTGGCCGGACAGATACCGTTGTACCGGCCTTTTACATAGAAAAAGGGGTGATTTTATGGGCAAAAACATAGGCGAATTTCACGTTTTAAGCCCTAATAAGCCCGAAAAAGACATGGAAAATGAACTAGACCTGAAGGAGATTCAAATCAAGCCACCGGCCCATCTGGACGCAGATGCTGCGAGTCTTTGGAAGGCAATTATCCCGGATATAAAAACACTTGGTTACCTTAAAAGGGTCGACCAGCCTGCTTTGGAATTGTACTGTCGGTATTACTCGCTTTACCGTCAGTCTGAGCAACTGATTGAGGAAGATGGGTTATGGCTCACGGATAAATTTGGCGACAGAACAAAGCGTTCACCGGGTGCTGTGCAGATGGATGCGTGTGTTAAAAATATGCGTATCCTCGGTCATGATTTAGGTTTAACGTTCGACTCCGGCATGCGTGAAATTCGCGTAGATGAACTCAGTGGCATTGAAGAGAAGCAGCAAACCCCATTGAAGAAGGTGAAGTTCGGTGCAGAAGTTTGATTTTACAGGTGTAGAAGATATTCGAGCTGCTGTGCAGCCATACAAATCTGACTACGCCGGTCTTTGCCAGCAGTACCCGGACCCGGGGACGCGGTATGCTTGGCAGGTCATGTTCACAAAGCGATTCCTGACTGGACGTGATATTCAATTGGCATGTATCCGGCACCTGAATGACTTGCTCCGCATTGGGGATGACGATTTTCCATATACCTATAATCTAGACATGGTAAATGCGATTGAGTATTTCTCGCGTCTGCTACCTAATCCGGACAACGTTAAGGTTAACATCGAGCCGATGTTGTGGCAGTCCTTCATCCTGGACAGCCTCATTGGTTGGCGAAATGGACGCGGTACCCGGTTCACGATTGCCAATATCTCTGTGGCCCGCAAACAGGGTAAAACCTGGTTGGCTTCCATGCTGATGAACTTCTATTACTTTGTTGTGGGCTGGAACGCCACGTCTCAGGACTTTCTAGTAGCATCCTACGATAGTGATCATGCTACTAAGCTGTTCAATGATGTCAATTTGCAGGCTAAGAAGATTATTCAGCTGGAGGATTTCCGTGACGAGGCTATTGAGCGCGGTGTAGAAGTGCAGCAGACACAGATTATCGCGAAGAATACTAAGAGCACCATTCGTAAAGGTACCAGCCAGGGCGGTGGGTTTGATAGCTTCCATAATCTGCTCGCCGTTTACGATGAAATTGGGAATCTCAAGCCGGCACTCAATGAAACTCTCAAACAGATTACCTCTGGGCAGAATGGGATTGATAATCGTCAGTTTGTGAAAATCTCGACTGCTTATCCAGACATTAAAGTTAAGTTCAAGAGCGACGAGGATACGATGCGTGTTGAAATTGAGCACGATAGCGTGCGAAGTTCTGACAACGTGTTTCAGGTTATCTACGCTCAGGATTCATAAGAAGAGGTGTTTGCCCCGGAAACCTGGGGAAAATCTAACCCTAATTTGCTTGAGTTGCCAAATGGGCAGGCTGAAAAGCTGCTGGATTCGCTAAAACTTGACTGTGCAGATAATGAGCGTGAAGGTACATTGGCGACATTCGTTAACAAGTCGCTCAATATCTGGTCAAGGCGATTCCAGAATTCATTTCTATCGCTGGATGTCATTAATAAGGCGGTAAAAGAGAACTTTGACCCAACCGGACGTGAGGTGTACATCGGTTTTGATGCAAGTCAATTTAACGACAACACATCATTTGGATTTGAGTTTCCGTACACCGACGGTAAGGCACACATGTTCTATGCTATGCAGCATAGCTTTATCCCATTTGCACAATCCAAGACACTGGCAAGCAAGTCTAAGCAAGACGGCCTTGACTATGAAGATTTGGAGCGACGGGGATTATGTAGCATTACCAATTTACCGAGCGGTGTCATCAATCGACAGCAGGTTTATCAGTGGCTGGTCGAGTTCATCGCACAAAAGCGGCTTAAAGTTCGGGGAATCATTGCAGACCCTAACCTTGCTGACTGGTTCGTCAAGATGATTGAAAATTACCAGCCACAGTGGCCTATTCTGGAGCTTCGGCCCACTTCGTTCTATCTATCGACGCCAACCAAGGACTTTCAGAATCTCTTCATCAATGGCAATATCAGCATCCCGAATGACCCGTTGTTGATTGATGGATTTAACAATGCAATCTTGGTTGAGGATAAGGGTGGGGCTATTAAAATTGATCGGCAGAACCGTACAAGTGATCATATTGATACGGCTGATGCGATTATCAATGCCCATTCACAAGCGCAGGACTTCTTTCAGAATTATCATGATGAACATTACAACCCGATGAATGATATGGATCGTCAGGGAAAAAAGAACTTCTTTAAGGCTCTATTTGGGGGGTGATTATTTGGCAAAGGCATTACGAAATTTAGTTAGCACATGGGGAACCGTAATTTTGTTTCTGGTAGGTCTCATTTTGTTGGCATTGGCCGCATTTTTGTTCAATGTGATTGTTGGTCTGCTAGTTAGCGGACTGCAACTGTGCCTGATGGCCTACGTCATTGACCGTGAGCAGGAGAAAGGAGGTGATTAAATGGGACTACTTACACCACACCGAGCCCGACCACAGCCAAGTCAAAACATGATGTATCCTAGCTCAGGCAATTTTAGCAACGCGCTTGCTACTTTTATTGGCGGGAAGTCTATTTCGTATGTTTCGGCAGAGAGTGCGCTCAAGAACACGAACGTTTATAGCGTCATTAATCGTATTGCTAGTGACGTAGCATCTGCACACTTTAAGACTGAGAATATTGCGACATTGGACCGCCTAGAGCAGCCCAGCAACGTTATTAGCCGCTTCCCATTTTGGCAGAGTGTTCTTTTGCAGTTGTGTTTGAGCGGAAACGCGTATGTGCCGCTGGTTGGTGATAGTTTAGAGCATGTGCCAAATTCGGATGTGCAAATAAACTATTTGCCCGGTAACCAGGGAATTATCTACACGGTGAATGAGTATAATGGACGTCCAAAAATGACGTTGCGTCAGGACCAGATGCTACACTTTCGGTTGATGCCAGACCCCGCCTACCGGTATTTGGTTGGGCGGTCACCTCTTGAGAGCCTGCAAGGCGCACTCAAAATCGATAAAGCTAGTACAGATAGCAATCTTGCTGTCATGAACAACCAGATTAATCCACCTGGACGACTCAAGATTAGTAATTTCATCTCTGATGGGCAGGACCTTGAGGACGCACGTGAAGCTTTCGAGAAAGCAAACATGGGCGAAAACTCAGGCAGATTGATGGTTTTACCAGATGGATTCGATTATTCGCAGCTTGAAGTGAAGGCGGATGTGTTCAAAGCCTTGGCAGCAAACTCCGCGTATTCAGCTGATCAGATTTCGACCGCATTTGGGGTACCCAGCGACATTCTCGGTGGGGGGACCTCAACTGAAAGCCAGCACTCAAATATCAGCATGATTAAGGCGACATACTTAGCTAACCTGAACAGTTACGTCAATCCATTGGTTGATGAAATTCGGCTCAAGGGGCATGCGCCTGATTTAGAGCTAGACATTAAGGACATGCTTGATGTCGATGATTCAATGCTGATTTCGCAAGTGAAGGACCTAGCATCTGCTGGCGTCCTTGGGGTTGAGCAAGCGCAGTTTATGCTACAACGTTCAGGCTTTTTACCCGATAATTTACCACCATTTGCACCAATTGATGCAACGAAGGGAGGTGAAACAGATGACAGTAAAACTAAACGTTAGCGGCATGATTGTTAACTCGGATGATGCGCCAATTTACCGTGACTATTTCGGTGTGGACACCACCGCTCCAAAGGACTTTGCGGATGCGCTCGACACTGCGGGTAATGAGGACGTTGAAGTGGCGATTAACAGCTATGGCGGGGAAGTACCCGCTGCAGCTGAGATTTTCACAAAACTCAAGAATTATCCAGGTAAGGTCACAACCAAAATTGAAAGCTCCGCATACTCTGCGGCTTCGGTAATTGCTATGGCCGGGGATGTGGTACAGATTTCGCCAGTGGCGCAGATTATGGTACATGATGCTTCAAACGGAGCGGAGGGCAATAAGCACGACATGGACAAGGCCGCACAGATGTTAAGTGCTACGGACCGTTCAATTGCGAACGCCTACGCTACTAAAACTGGGCGTCCACTGGATGAATTTCTAGCCCTGATGGACAAGGAAACATGGATTACGGCTCAGGATGCTCAGGCTCTGGGAATGGTCGATGAAATCATGGACTTTAACATTACTCCGGTCACTAATGCTGTGGGTAACCTGATTCCACACAATGCAATTCAGAAGATTAAGCAGCTACGAGCAGAAAACAACGCAAATAATAGTCAACTTCCAGCGCATGACGAGCTCACGCAAAAGAAGTTGGCTATTTTCTTTGGAAAGAAGGAAGAATAATGGACGAATTACAAGTTAAGTACAACAGTGTTGCCGCGAACTGTGCTGACCTCAATGCACAGCTGAACGCCATGCTTCTTGACGACAGCAGCACGCCAGAGGACGTTCAGAAGCTTAAGGACAGTCTCGATGTTGCGAAGGCACGCCGGGACGCGCTCAACGCACAGATTAAGGCACTTGGTGCTGAACCAACACCAGAACCTGCGCCAAAGGCTCCAACAAATGGTGGCAAGAACCTAACCCCAGCGCCAAAGGATGGCTTGGACGCTAAGAAGCAGTCAATTCTCGACTTCATGCAGCGCAAACCAGCTAAGAATCAGGTCTCCACAACCGAAATGTCTCCAGTTATCCCTGAAGAGATTATCTACAACCCGGATGCTGAAGTTAAGACCGTTGTTGACTTGGGGACGCTTGTACAGCGTACGCCGGTTACCACCGCGAAGGGTACTTACCCAATCAAGAAGCGGGCGGATGATTTCCTGGCAACCACAGAAGAACTCAAGGCCAATCCCGAACTAGCAGCGCCATCTTTTGATACGGTTGACTGGTCTGTAGATACTCATCGTGGGGCGCTGACCATTTCGCAGGAAGCAATTGACGATGCTGACCCATCCGTACTTGGGATTGTGGGTGAAGACATCGACGAAAAGCGTGTAAACACTCATAACCACGTGATTGCACCACTTCTCAAGAGTTTTAGCGCAAAGGCAGTCACACTCGATTCTGATCACTCAGTTGATGACATTAAGGACATTCTTAACGTTCAGCTTGACCCGGGTTATGTTCCAGTGATTATCGCATCTCAGAGCTTCTACAATGCTCTGGATACCCTCAAGGATAAGCAGGGCCAGTACATCTTCCATCAGGACATTACCACTCCTGGTCGTGGCACACTGCTTGGTGTACCCGTGTACCGTGTAGGAGACGACCTAATCGGTGAAAAACAGGGCGACCAGGCGGCCTTTATCGGGGATGTTAAGCGGGCAATCTTCTTTGCTGATCGTAAGGAAGTCAACCTGACTTGGGAATACGACCAGGTATACGGCCAGTACCTCGCAGCTGTATTACGTTTTGGCGCGACGGTTGCAGACAAGAACGCTGGGTTCTATGTAACCGCTGGAGCAACGGCTACCGATAATGGAACGACAACCGACCCAAAAGCCTAGCCCCGACAGTCAGTGCGGCTAAGGTCGTGGAAGCCACGTTAGGAGGCAATTAAACATGGCGTATGAAGCACATGAATGGAAAGACGGTGACACAATCACCGCAGACCTGCTCAATAGTTTGGAACAGGGTGTTGGTAACGAACAGGCAGGACCACAGGACGCTACCGGTAAGTCTGCTTTTGAAATCTGGCATGCACAGGATGGTAATGCTGATAAAACCGAAGACGATTTTATCGCAAGCCTTAAGGGCGATAAGGGTGACGCTGGGACCACCGGTAAGGCGGGTACAGCCGCTCCGACCATCACTGGGTTGGCAATTGACGCAGCCGCTGGCAAGGACACACTCACTCTGTCTGACGGCACGACCGTAGACGGTACGTACACTGCCGCTGCCAAATAATAAAGGGGTGACACCATGAAGGATTCAGAACAGGGCGTCACGCTTGCCAGCATGCAGGAGTACCTTAATCTGGACTCCGACATGGACACCGGTGTCATTCAGCAGCTAATTAGCATGGCTGAAGATGCTATCCGCGGGGCAATTGACGGCGATATTGCTGTTGAAGCATACCGTAAGTACAGCTTATTTAACCAGGCCGTACGAGTGCTGGTGGATTTTAATTACTACGCGCGTGGTACGTTGAGTGACCAGCAGTTAGCATATCCACCGTCTTATCTGTATATGGTCAACTCGATACGTTGGAAGATTCGGAGGGATGAACGTGAAAATGGCAGTCAATCGACTCAACCACAAGATTGAGTTTGGCACTGTGCAGAGCGTCCCCAACGAGCAGACTGGTGATTATGACAGTGAGTTTATACCAACGCTGACTGTGCATTGTGCGCTGTATCAACGTTCACAAACTCAGCAGTATGCACTAGTGGGCACGCGGCTAGACTATAGCATTGTTGTGGCGATTCGGTCGCGTTCAGAGGTCACAGACCAGCTCAAGGCCCGCTTCGTCGGAAAAACGGTCGTTTACTCGATTGCTGACGTTTCCCAAGATGCAAGCGGACAGCCGGTAGCCTATGACCTTGTGACACTCAAAAAAATGGAGAAGGTGGGATAATTGAACGACTTAGAGGCACAGATGAACGCATTTGTGCGGAATGTGGACAAGTTGGTACCAACTGCTACAGAAAAAGCCAAAATGACCCAGGCTGGAGCAGATGTACTTGCTGACGCGCTTAAGACTGCCACTCGGGCCAAGCACTACCAGCCCAATCGCAGCATTGCCAATGTGAAGCATCTAGCCGATTCGATTACCACGGAACCACAGAACACGGGGGACACGTTAGCAGGGTATGAGACTGCTGATGAGAGTGGTATTAACCATGCCCGTATTGCACGGCTGCTGAATGACGGTTGGAAGTCCCATGAGGGTGATCATTTTCATTCTGAGGCCCTCAAAGCTGCCGAGTCAGCAGTGTTTGAAGCTGAGCACAAAGTGTATGACCAGCTCAAAGGCGGTGATGCCAAATGAAAATGCCATCGGTTATGGCCGAAGAGCTCATTGAAGATGCTGGATTTGGTTGGATTGATCATGTTTACCGCGGATCCGTGCCTGAAGAAGTTAGCAGCAATACGGAAAGTACCGATGTTGCCATCTCTGAATGGCTGAGTGAACCGGCGGGCTTCGCCAATCGCACATTTAAGCGGTGGCAGATTGGCGTAGAAGTATCAATTTTTTACAAGTTGAAGCCAACAGTTACGCTAATTGACGCAGAAATACAGCTAGCAAAGCTATTCATGGCTGCCGGCTGGACAATTGAACAATCGAAGAGCCACATCAAAGACCCCGCAAGCCTACAGCAAACGAAGGTCTTTTATTTTGTGAAGCTCATTAATTTAAAGGAGGCCGAATAATGGCTGGATCGAGTTTTGACGGTATTCTGTGGGTAAAGTTTGCGCTCATGGACGAAACCGGGATGTTAATCTCTGACACCAAGGAAGGACTTGGTGAAGACGGGGTACTGCTGGTAGACGGTGAGGCGGAAGGTGCTACCACTGCCAACATCACTGGCTTGGAAGAAAAGGGGACTGCACAGTATGCTAACAACAAGGTAAAACGCATGTCTCACGGCACGCAGACGCCTTCAGTAGCATTGACCATGCTCGACATGGACTTCCGTGCTAGTCAGAAGATGAAGGGCTACGTAAGCGATGGTAAGGGCGGATACGTGCTGCACAGCGGCACTAAGCCACACGTTGCAATTTTGATTGCGTCTACCGACTTTGACGGGAATGCAGTCTATGATGCGTTCGCAAACGGCGAAATGATTGAAACTGCTCGCAATCACGGGACTAACACCAACTCTGAGGTTGACTACAATGCAACCTACGAATACGACGCACTTGACCCACTGCGAGACAAGATTTTTGTTGACGATAAAGGAGTTCAGCGTCCATACAAACAGTACTACTCTTCCGACGAAGGATTCGATGAAGCTGCAATGTATGAAGAAGTGTTTGGCGGTTACAAGTACGCTGATGCTGCACCAGTCGTCGACAATGGTGCCGGCACATCTCATGGTGCGGATTCAGCGAGTACAAACTAAAGTAGGCACCGCACAGGTAGGCACTGCTAAAGTTTAGTGAGCAAAACAGAGACGATAAATATGAGACGATGGAGGACATTATGCTAAAAATTCGTACTGATCAAATCGGATTGACCGAACCAATCGAGGTAAAGCTAACAGTTGCCAAGAAGACCATGGCAAACAACGTCATGATTCATGCAATCAAGGGGGACCTTGGTAAGCCGAAGGACAGTGCAGGCTCTGAGGTAGATGAGATGGTCCAAGACAACGCTGTTATGGGTGAGATGATGGACTTTGTGCAGACCATGCTTGGTCTCACTAAGGTGCAGCGTAAAAAGGTCGAAGAAAGCATTGATGTTGATGACCTTACAAAGTACACGAATTACCTGTACTTCAAGACACGTGGTTTATCGGATGAAACCATCGATAGCATTATGAATGACACCCAGGAGGATGCCGACCCAAAAGAGGCATAGCCCAAAAGCGTGTAATGCTGAGTCAAATCAAGTCAGAGAACGAGGATATCCGCTATTTAAGCAAGCAGTTAATGCTAGAAGGCGGAATGCTACCGAGTGCCTATCAAGAAGAAGATTATTTCGAATTGCTTGACACACTGGCAGCACGTCCGCGCGAAGACAGGCCGATAAGTGCCGCAGAATTCCACAAGAGAGGAGGCTAAAAGCATGGTCAAAGTTGAGAATGAAATGGCGACTAAGGTTTCCGTTGATACGCTGAGTGCTATTCATAGTTTGGCTGGCCTGAAAGCGGCCGTGTCGGCAAGCAATAATGAATGGAAAGCCAATGTGGCTAGCCTCAAATCTGCTGGGGACGAATTAGGTGCGGCCAAAGCTAAGCTCGAAGGCCTGGGTAACACTGTCACAGCGCAGAAGGCAAAGATTGAAGAACTACGTCGGCAGCAGGACGCCCTAGACACATCATCAGATAAAGGCGCTGTGCAGTATGCCAAACTGGAGAGCCAAATCTCCAGTGCAACCAAGCAGTTAACTGGTTACGAAGCTCAAATGAAGAGAGCCAAGGAGTCGGTCAGCTTGCAAGAGTCTGGCATTCTCAAGTTAAGTGACTCAATGCGGTCTGCGGAAACTATTTCGCGTTCGTATGTGGAACGATTGCAGGCTGAGGGCAAGGCTACTGAAGCAAACAAGGCGGAGTCCGCCGGGTTACAAACTCAACTGGGTAAAATGCAGGAAATGTACAAGCTGCAGGTTACCGAATTGGAAAAGGTAGCCCAAGCAAGTGGCAAATCTTCGGCCGAGTATGCTAAGCAGTCTGTGCGAGTTAACGAGACGGCTACTAAGATGGCCCAGGCTAAAACTCGGATGACTGAGCTCGATGAGGCTATCAGCAAGGCTAACCCAAGTGTGTTTGATCGGTTGCGTTCCTCTATTGTCAAAACCAACGACAGTACGGAGAAAACTGAGTCTCTTTTCAAAAAGGTATTAAGTGCCAACATGATTTCAAACGCACTGTCTAATGCCTGGTCAACGATTACAAGCAAGATTCGTGAAGCTCGTTCTGCCGGCATGGAGTACCTCAAGGAACAAGACCAAATGAACGCCGTTTGGCTTACCTTGACTGGTAACGCCAAGGCTGGACAGAATATGGTCGACATGACTAACCAGCTTTCTGTTTCGTTTGGGCAAGACGTTGACCTGGTCAATGAACTCAACCAGCAGTTCTACCACGTGTTGGACAATGAACCGGCAACCAAGAAGCTGACTCAGGCAGTTCTAACCATGGGGGATGCCGTCGGGCTTTCTAGCGATAACCTGAAGAATCTCGGGTTGAACTTCACCCACATGATGAGTAGTTCTTTGCTCCAGTTGGGTGATTTCAACCACATCACTGATGCTCTTCCAATGTATGGTGAAGCGCTGCTTGAATACGAGCAGAAAGTGCAGAAGAATTCCAAACTGACGATGGCTGAACTCCGTAAAGAGATGTCTGCCGGTAAGATTAGCGCCAAAGACGCTGAAGTCGTCATGGAAGAACTCGGGAACAAGTATCAACCTGGATTATTCATAGAATTTCAAAAAAGCAGCGCAATCCCACGATTCACACGGGACTGCGCTGCTTTGGTGTTTCACCCATTGGGTGCGCCTATATGCTAA